GCACACCGACCCTCCGCGCCACCAGGGCGAGTACCTCGTCGTGGACAGCTGGACGAAGCGCGAGGTCGGCCACTGGCGACCTGACCTCGGCTGGTGCATTCGCGGGAAGTGGGTCGGACATGACGGCGCGGCGTGCTGGATGGAGCTGCCGGAGATCCCGGCCACCGTGATGCGGGAGAGGTGGTGATGAGCGCAGTCCAAGACCGAAAGGCCGAGAGCATCGCGCTGATGCTCGGCAAGACCGCGTACCGCGACCTGCGCAATGGATTCGCCACCGTGACGCGGATTGAGGACTCCGACATGGCGATCAAGGCCGCACTGGGCATTGCGCAGAACCGTGCCGGCATCGTTCCCGTGAAGGCTATGGAGACCAAGTACGCCTCAACGCTGATGCACGAGAGGCTGCTGCGCCGGGCCTACGACGTGGCCATGCCAAAACCTGACGATCCGGGTTTTTACGCCGTGCAGCGTATGGCGGCGTCACTCGCCATCCGTAGGCATGCCGGGCTGAAGATTGGCCGCGACGAGGTGGCCGAGTACGCCTGGATCCTGCACGTACGGCGCGAATCGCTCGACATCGCACTGCACACAGCCGGGTCATGGTTGGAGGAAATCACCTTCACAGCCGTGGCTCACTTCACAAAGGCGCTGCGCGAACCGCCAGTTGACGGGACCAAGAAACGGGCATAGATTGCCACCGTCCAAAGTAACCACCTCACGAAGCCTCGCCCTCACCGGCGGGGCTTTTTCGTTTCCGGAATCCTTATGACGCCCAGCCAAGACGCCATCGCACTTGTGAAGGCGAGCGAAGGCCTGCGCCTACAGGCGTACCAGGACGCCGGAGGCGTCTGGACGATCGGCTACGGCCACACGGAAGGGGTGACCGCCGGTCAGGTCATCACAGCCGCGGAAGCCGATGCACTGCTGCAGACCGACCTGAGCGAGGCTGCCGATGAGGTCGAGTCGCTGGTGCGCGTGCCGTTGACACAGGGTCAGTTCGACGCCCTGACCGACTTCGTGTTCAACCTCGGTGCGGGAACCCTGAAACGCTCGACGCTGCTGATGCTGCTCAATGTGGGCAACTACGCGGCCGCAGCCAACCAGTTCCGCGTGTGGGTCATGGCGGCTGGCGCTGTTGAGCCAGGCCTAGTCACGCGCCGCGCTGCTGAACGCGCCCTGTTCGTGAAACCTGCAGGAACACCCGCATGACCGAGCCACGCGAGCCCAACTTCCGCAACTCCGTGCGGATCATCGCCGAGCTGCTGGCCGTGGGCTGTATCGGCTGGCTGGCGTCGACGGTGACGAACCAGACGACCGCCATCGCGGTGCTGGCGAACGAGGTCAAGCAGCTGCAGGCGTCGCTCACCGACATGCCGAGCATCACCCAAGCCATCTACACCATGCAGACCGAGCAGAGCGAGCACGAGCGCCGCATCACGCAGCTGGAGCAGAAGGTGAACCGGTGAAACTCAGCCCAGCCACCGTCGCCCTGCTGCAGCGCATCGCCGGCAAGCTCAACGAGAAGTCGTCGGTGTACGGCTATGCGATGGCGTTCGCCGGCCTGTTCGCCACGAAGTACCAGGGCGTCTTTGCCAAGGGCGCGACTGTCGTCTCGCTGCTGGCTGGCGTCGCGCTCTGGCTGCTGAGCGACCCGCAGGTGCGGTTCCTGCTCACCGGCAAACAGCCGGACGAGCCGAAGTCGCCGACCGTCCCGAAACCGTTCGATTCCGACCCGAGGTAATCCCATGAAACGCCTATCCCTGGTGGTGGCCGTGGCCGCCATGCTTTCGCTCGCCCTGATGGTGGGCTGCAACCAGACCAAGCCGCTGTCACCGGCGCAGATCGCTGCGATCGCCTGTCCCCAGCTCGACCTGGTGCACACGCAGCTGGCTGCGTTCAACGCGGCACTGCAGGCCGATCCAGCCACAGCCGCCGCTGGTCTCAAAGCCGCCAATGCTCTCGCCGATGCGCAGAAATTCGTGACGCCCGTTTGCGCGGATGCCGCTGCGGCGCCAACCGTGGATGCCTCAAGCATCCAGACGCTGGTGCAATCGGGACTGCCGGCGCTGGGCGCCTTGGTCGGCTCGCTGCCGTTGCCGGCGACGCAAGAAGAGCAGATCCAGGCCGCACTGGTGCTGGCCGAGACGGCAGCCGGTGTCGTCGGTGTGGTCGAGCAGCAGATCCAGGCGGCGCAAGCGGCTCCAGCGCCGGCAGCGAGCACCGTCCAACCGTGAACCCGCTCGACTACGCCCTCCTCGCCAAGCGTGCCTACACGGATGCGCCGACGGTGGGGAAGGCGGACAGCGCCTCGCGGATGTGCGTGTATGGCGACGTGCATGCCTTCCGCGGCACGGATGACCTGTCGTCGGTGATTGCTGACGCGGACTGCGCCCTAGTGCATGTGCCGGGTCTGGGCGCGCTCCATGCCGGGTTCTACGGCGCGCTGGCGGCGATCCTGCCGGCAGCACTGGCGCTTCGCCGGCCCGTAGCGGTGACCGGTCACAGCCTCGGCGCGGCCATGGCAATCATCTACGCCGCGGTGCTGGCGCAGCTGGGCCATGTCTGTCCGGTCTACGCCTTCGAGCCGCCGCGCATTGCGGCAGACGACACGTTGGCGCACGTGTTCCGCGACTTGGCGATTCCGTTCTACGGCACGCGCAACGGCAACGACCTGGTGACGCAGGTCCCGCTGGGGCTGATGTGTCCGCGCGTGCTGACGCGCATCGGCAAGCCCGCGCTCCTGATGGACAACTTGATCGATCACAGCATCGATCGCGTGATCGATGCGCTCCAGGAACTGGAAACCGCATGAACGCCAAGCAACTCAGCCGCGGTCATCTGCGCCACAACATGCTCGCGCTCTGCATCCGCGCGGCGATCCTCAGCTGGTGGCAGTGACATGGTTGCGCATCGGAAAGAAGACCGCGCCGTGGTGGTGCCGGCGATCTGTGAGCGGCTGGCCAAGGGTGAGCCGCTGGCTGTGATCTGCCGCGACATGGATATCCCGCGGCGCACGGTCAACCAGTGGCGGCAGGACGATCCGGAGATCGCGGCGCAATTCGACGAGGCGAGAGACGATGGCTACGACACATTGGCCGGCGAATGCCTGGAGATCGCCGACACCACGCAGGAAGGTGTGGAGATCGTCGAGCGCAACGGAACGCGCGAGGTGCACCATGGAGACATGCTTGGTCACCGCAAGCTCCGCATTGAGACGCGCCTGAAGCTGTTGGCGAAGTGGGACCCGCGGCGATACGGCGACAAGCAGCAGCTGGAGCACCAGGGCAGCATCGTGGTACAGATCAGTGGCGACGACGCCAAGCTGTGAACTGACGGAGAAGCAGAAGGAGGCAAACCGCCTACTGGCTGGGCCGCAGACGCACACGCTGCTGGTGGGTGGCTCGCGTTCCGGCAAGACGTTCCTCGGCACGCGCGCCGTCACCACGCGCGCCGTTCGTGTGCCAGAAAGCCGGCACGTGATCTTCCGCCTGCGCTTCAATGCGCTGCGGGCCTCGGTCTGGCTGGACACGCTGCCGAAGGTGATGCGCCTGTGCTTCCCGGGCGTGCCGTACAAGAACAACCGTCAGGACGGCTACATCAGCCTGCCCAACAAGTCGGAGATCTGGTTCGCGGGGCTCGACGACAAGGATCGCGTCGAGAAGATCCTAGGCATGGAGTTCGCGACGCTGTACTTCAACGAGTGCAGCCAAATCCCGCGAGCTTCCGTGCTGACGGCGCTGACGCGTCTGGCGCAGAAGGTCGACGGGCTGCGGAATCGGGCCTATTACGACCTCAACCCGGTCGGTACCGGGCACTGGACGTACCGACAGTTCATCGAGCACCTGGATCCGGATAGCCGGCAACCGCTGGCCAACCCGGACGACTACCGGCACATCTACATGAACCCGGCCGACAACCGGGCGAATGTAGACGAGGGGTATCTCCGGCTGCTGGAGAGCCTCCCGGAGCGACAGCGCCGGCGGTTCCTGGACGGCCGGTATGTCGCGGAGATCGACGGCGCACTCTGGACACTGGAACTGCTGGAGAAGCACCGGCGCGATGCTGGCGACGTGCCGCTGTATCGGCGCGTGGTGGTCGCGGTCGACCCGTCCGGCAGCAAGGGCGAAGAGGACAAGCGCTCCGACGAGATCGGGATCGTGGTCGCCGCGCTCGGCGTGGATGACCGGGTGTACGTGCTGGCCGACTTGTCGGGCAGGTACAGCCCGGAGCAGTGGGGAGCGATTGCAGCTCGCGCTTGGACGCAGTATGGCGCGGATCGCATCGTCGGCGAGCGCAACTTCGGCGGGGATATGGTACGCGCCATCGTGCATGCCGCCGACAGGAACGCACCCTACAAGGAAGTGACGGCCTCGCGCGGCAAGGTGGTGCGCGCGGAGCCAGTCAGTGCGCTGTATGAGCAGGGCCGCGTCTCGCACGTCGGCCGCTTCGGCACGCTGGAAGACCAGCAATGCAACTTCAGCACGTCGGGCTATCTGGGCGACAAATCGCC